TTCTGAAAACTCATCCCATTTTTCCTCTAATTCTAGCCCTAAAACTAAACCATATAGTTGTGCTAAAGTATATCCAAATTCCCCGCCTGGGTCGATATAGGTACCTTTTTTGAAATTTTTATTGTAAAAATTATACAAACCATCAAAACTTGAATAATTGTATCTTTTTTGCACTACAACATCGTCATTTATTATGTACTTTGCTTTTTTGGTGTCTCCTACAAATTTAAATACTCCGTTTTTCCTTAAATTTCTAGTTATATCTGATTGATCTTCATGCTTTTTATTTATAGAAGATCCTACAGCAAAAAGTTCCTTTTTTTGTAAAGAAGCCACATTTAAAGAAGTGTTTAACCATGTATTCAATCCGTTTTTACTAACGGTTTTAATAGCATGATTTGCCGCTTTGTTTTCTGCGTTAGGTAATATTTGTGAAAAAGATAACTCCATGTACCATTGACCGGTGTCAGTGTTTTGATAAATACCTTTACCATAACCACCTTTAAAACCGTCTTTAATAGCGCCTGAAAGATAAGAGGTTTCATTATTGCTAGGGTAAGTGGGATCGTTGGGTGATGTATCTGTTATATCAAGAGTGTCTTCAAGAACGTTTGATTCTGGATGTATACCCGCGTAAAAAACCTGGTCAATAAACCAACCGCTACTATTCTTACCATTATTAAAATATAAAGCGTTCATTACCCAGTTACCTCTAGTGTCAGTACGTCTATTAGGGCTGCTTGCGTTATCCATATTACCTATACCATTAATATCAGCTAAACTAACTATACTATCAAATTCAAAACCACTGTAACTTGAATTATTGCTAGAATAATAAGCATCTGTGTCAGAAAGATAAAAAACATCTAAGTAAGCATTTGATACAAAAACGCTGCCATCCTCAGATCCTTGTAGTACATATTTTGTAGTTGAATAATCATTAAGTATTTTAACAAAAAACTTACCATCAAACTCAGGTTGTTCTTTTGTGCTTTCCTTATAAACTCTTAATGTTAAATTATCATTTAAATCTGTAGCCGCATAAGTAGTTGTAGCAGCAAAATCAGTATATATCCAACTGTCTTTGCTTTTTATTTTTTCAACTAATTTAATATTGTAGTATGGAGACACATACTCTGCACTGGCAACTTCGTAAAAATCAGACTGAACGCTCTCGGCAGTATCTTTAAAAACTACAAATATAGTTTCACTAATATTATCAATACTAGGACCGCCATCAGTTTTCCAAACTGTTTCGTTTATTTGAAATTCAAGAGAATCAACTTTAGGAGTTTCACCTGAAAAAAGAGTTTCTATGTCACCACTACCATTTGAATCACTAACAAAAATATTATTACTTTTAACTTCAATTGGAGCTTCGTTTTCTATAGCTATTATTTTGTACTTTAAATTTTCTGGTACCTGACTATTTCCACCAACTTGTTTTTTTAATATTAAAAAAGTTTCTTCATCAACTTTATTTCTTTCAGATGATGGAAAAGATAGCCACATATTACCATCTTGAGCTTTATAAACCCTGTCCATTGCTAAATTATAATATTCATTAGAAGTTTCTTTTACAAATATTTTATAAGAATTAGCCCATTCAGGATGCGAAGTTACAACTGAAAATTCAATTGCACTAGCTTTTTCAGCATTTTCTTTAGGTATTTTTAAAGAGCTTCTTGAACTACTAAAAACAGGTGTTTGCCTACCATATTTGTCTAAATAAATTATACCTAACTGATAGTTTCTTGATGACTTTAAAGATTTTTTAGCTGAATTAGAAATTAAATCAACATTTGATCTTTCAATTAAAGATACATCAATTATTGGTTTTACGTCTAAATCATAGTTTTGTGTGTAGTTGCCATAAACAATTCTATTTCCAGTAACTTCTTGTGCTAAAGCTTTTCTAGGAACATTATCGTACGGTCTAAGAAGTTGATTTGAAGGAACGCCAGCGTATATAATATCTGACTTTATTTCGTAAAAATTACCAATCCAATTGTTTATTAACTCCGTTTGGTCAAAGTAATTTGTAGGAGCAGAAATTGTTTTTAAATCATTATATTTTAGCTTTTCTACAATGTAAACATTTGGAGAGTTTGATTTTTTGTATAACAAATCAATTTGAACAACGTTTTCAAGCATATCTACGTTTGTAAAGTCTGTTAGTTTTAAAGACTTCAAAGCGTTTTGCATACCTATGTTGTAGGCATTTTTTGTTTTATAATTAAAGCTACCAGGTAAAAAAGCTGGTTCTGAAAATGGAGCAAAAGTAGAGTACTCACCGTCTCTGTACTTGTAGCGATAGCTAAATCTTGAAAAATCTTTTTCAAAAAATTCAATTTCATTTCCTTCTTTAAAAACATCCCAATTCTCAGTGGAGGTGTTTAAATCAGTCTTAATTATTTCAACTTCATAACTATTTTTAGGGGCAACTAATCCTTGCACGTAAGAAGGTACTTTATTTAAAACAGGTAAAATAGTACCAGTTACTTCTTTTATAACTCTTACAACAACTTCAGCAGTTTCTGGCAATGCACCAGTGCTGTTGCTATCAGCAAAATACAAAATATCACCAGCATAAAAACTATTTTGATCTGGAAGATCCATATCTATTACAACAATTAAATCTCCAACTTGTAAAGCTTCAGAGTTATAGTTAACAAAAGGAAAATTATCAACAGAGCCACTAATGTCAAAATCACCTTGCATTTCAAGTTTTACTTGCTTTAGTGGTGGTTTTTTAATAACAGTTATATGTTCTTCTCTTATTAAAATATCTGAAAATATATCTACGTTTCTTTCAGGTACTATCAATCTTGTGTGAGTGTCTTGATCTACAGTACCTTCTATACATAAATCAATATTAATTTTTTTAGGTTCTGAATTGTTATCTGTCCAAAATAATAAATTATCTATTATGTTTATACCAGTTATTACTACGTTTCCTTTTTCAGGATCAGAATTAAATTTTAAAACGTTTTTATCAGCTGTTGTATCAACTAAAACAGGTGTTACTCCAGAGTTAGAGTATTGAAGTATCATGTCTTTACTCTGGCTTGTTACAAACCAGTAAAGAGTATTTTCTTTTTCATTAGCATAAACACCCACGCAGACAGCGTCACCAATAGTTCCAATATCAGAAAGTTTTGTGTTACTTAATATGTTTTCTAAAGCACCTACGTCAGAGCCTTCAGAAGTAGATAGCTGAATATTTTCAGCATGTCTATATTCACCTTTAGGTAACAATCTTTCGTCAAGATCTTTGTTCATTTTCCCTGCCGAAAAATTTTGCTTAATCTCAGCCATATATTAGTGTTTTATTTGTTTCGATTTACCTCTAAGTATTTGAGTTAGTTCTTCTAGTTTTAAATTTGATAGTCTTAGCTTAGCATTTCTTACAGCTGCAAATCTATCTTTTTGAAATCTTTTAACAACATACTCTTGCACGTTAGCTTTAGTAGACATTATAGCGTATGCTATACACCTGTACATAGCTTCTTCAGCAAATTTGTGAACTCTCATTTCACCGTCCGTACCTAAACTATCACTCAAATAATCTAGCACAATAGTTTTACCTGAAACAGCAGAGCTAAAATGAACTGTACCTGTGTTGTCATCTATGTAATAAGATCCATTTGATTGAGCATGCTGAGGATCTATACCATATCTTTGCCCTTCGTTATGCATATAGATATTGTCCTCGTAATCGTTTGGATCTGTACTTGTTGATTGTGCTAAATGTGACTTGTAGCTTTTCCATGAATTTGATTCACTATTTAAATCTACAAATATCATTTCTTTTCCGTATAATGCGGCGTTTACAACTGTTAAAGGTTTACCAGGATTTGTGGCTGGTTGATTTGAAGAGTCCATTAACTTCCAATTTTCAAAAGGTGGATTTGTTATTTCTAAAGCTATACCTGGAAATGTAGAGCTTACTGTTCCAGTTACAGAAGATATAGTGGTATTATCTGGTATACCAGGACCAAAAACGCTCATACCAACCTCTAGTCCACCAGGATCAACTTCTAGTTGTATTATCATACCATAATGTGGAACATCAACACTATTAATTGTCTGCTCACCAGCTTGATTAACATTCGCACCATAAAGTACGTTACGTTGAAAAGCTACGCTAGAATGTGCTGCTATAGTCTGTCTAACTTCTTTTTCAAACTGAGGTAAAGGAGTTTTAGAAACAAAATTATTATCAGAACCTATGCGGTTTCCAAACGAGTCTATAGATCTTGTTATACCGTACTCTACATATTTATTAAAATATTGATGATCTGCAGTTCCATCTACAAAAAAAGCACCATCAACCATTGTTACGTTTTCTATATTAACTTTCCAAGTGTTAGTTTCAAATTTTAACTCACCTGTAGTTTGTTGTTGGTAAGATACTGGATTAGAAGTTTTAGACGTAGGGTATAAAATTCTTTTAATACCAGCTGCGTCAACCCAAGAAAGCTTAGTGTAATGAACATAGTCTTGTGGTAAAGCCATTTTTAAAGAAGGTGGAACTTCTATTTCAAAAGATTTTACAGATTTTAAAGTGTCAAAACTTAACTCAGCTAAAGATCTTTGAGCATGAAAAGCTACATCAGTTCTTCTTACTTTACTTATTATTTTATCTTCACCTACGTATGCAACCATAAAAGAGTTTATAATATCTTCTAAAGAAACAAACTGATAGTTTCCAAAATTATCATTACCACTATTTTGTACCCCATCAGGTCCATCATAATATGTTTTTGAATTTAAACCAAGATCTATTAAACTACCTCGTGCAGTTACTTCATCTTGTTTTTGTGTAAAGCCGTCTAATAGTCCCATGTGTTATGATTTTTCTTGTTGAATATTCTTATTGTCTTCTGCTGTTGCTGATTGATATACAATAGGGTCTTTAGTAGCAATTCCAGCTAATGCTAAGATTTTTATAATTAAATTGTTTTCCTCGGAAGGATGTAGTTCAAAATTTAAAGATTGTGAAGGATCATATAACGCTGCATCGTTGATAACGTTATAACCCCAACTTACGTTTTTAGGTTTTCTTACGTAATGACAATGAACGTTGTTAGTAAATGTAGGGTAAATTCTAAAACCTCTAGGCATGTCAATGTATACAGCTCTTTTTAATGTTGGTTTTGCTAAAGGTGATAGTTTAATTGACAAATATTCCTTATGTGTAACTTGTTCTATTTCACCATAACCAGTTTCTATAGTACCAACTCTATATAATTCTTGTGGTTTTTGATAGTAAGGTGATTGATAGTATAAGATTTTTATGTTTTTAAAAATAGCAATTTTTTCTTCTAATAAAGTTAGCATATCAGCATACTCAGTATTATTACCTGGTATTCTGTTAAACTGATTAACATCATAAAAATATTGCTCAAATATAT